CGGTCGAGAAAAAGAACAAGGATGAGCTTAGAATCCCTTATAAGGACAGTCCAAAGGTAATCTTCACCACTAACTATACTATACCTAATAGCGGAAACCATGCTAAGAGAAGGCAAAAGATATTTGAGTTTGCGCCTTACTTTAGCCCTAAGCATACCCCAGAGGATGAGTTTGGTCATAAGCTATTTAATGATTGGGAAAAAGATACTTGGAATAGTTTTTTTAACCTAATGTTTCATTGCGTATCAGATTACTTGGAAAATGGGGTTAGTGAGATGCCAATGAGTGAGAGTTTAAGCCGTAAGCAAATTAGGGTTCAATTTGGGGAAGAGTTTTTGGATTATTTTATGAGCCTGGAGGGCGAGAGTGGGTTGACCATTACCCTAGAAAGATTATATAATGACTACCTAACTTTTACGGGTTATGATAAGAAAGATTACTCGTTAAAGAGGTTTAATAAGGCGATAGAAGAGACGTGTGGGATATTGAAAATGGACTACAAAGTAGTGCGAGATCGGGGTCAAAACAACAAAAAATGTTACGTTATTAACTTTAAGAAGGAATTGTCTGATGATTTCTTTTAGTGTCGTGAAGTTTTTGTCTAGTTAATGTAGTCCATTTTGGCAAAATGTAGCGCAAATGTAGCGCATTTGTAGCGCAGAAGTCGTTGATAATCACTCTTGTAGTCCATGTAGTCCATTTTTTTAATATTTTAGCCAGGGGGTATTTATTTTTATATTTTTTAATAGGGTGGGGTATATAGAGAATTGCGGTGAATTGGGAAAATGCTTTTTGGTTTAGGATTTTTGGGGCGGGAGTTTTTGTGGGGTTTTTGTCGGTGCGGAAAGTTTTTGGCTAATGATACACCGATGCGGTGCATCGGAAGGTTTTTGGCGGTTGGGAGTTTTTGGGGTTTTTGGGGTTTTTGGGGTTTTTGGGGTTTTTGTCATTTTTAAACTTTAAATATATACTATGGAATTGGTCAACGTTTTGGAAGGGGTTTGTTTTGTTATGGGTCAAGATATAAACCGCGTAAAAACAAAGGGTCGTTTTCGGGAGCTTGTTGTATGTCGTCATCTGTTTTACTATTTAAGCAAATATTATTACGGCGCAACGCTGAAGCAAATTGGCCAATTAACCAATACAGACCACACCAGCGTCATTCATGGCATAAATGTCATAAATGATCTATTGAGCATTAAGGATGAAAACATTATAAACGCTTTGCGATCAATACAAGAATATATTTCAACCCGTTACATGATCGATAAAAGAATTTCAGTCTTTGTCCCGTATGATGTTAATTTGTCCGAATTGGCCGAATTGCTACAAAATACCTATCGGTGTAGGGTTATCTTGTAAGCGTTTGGTGCTTTGCGTACATTGCCACGCAATAAAGCACAAAAGGGATATTTTTCGGGTTCTCCCATTGTGCAAAGGATATTGCGAGGGCATTGTGGTGCATTTCTAGCCAATTGTAGAGCTTTTCTATATCTTCCAATGGTATTGTATTGGTTAATACGCAAAAGGGCCTTAAATGGCCTTATTTTGCGTTTCGGAGCATTACCCCTCTTCAGTTAACCTGATATTTTACCATTTTCGCTAAAATGATACTCATTTGCTTCAAATGTTTCAATAATTGACTGCTCAGAAGTTAAATAATCATAATCTGAATTTAAAAAAGACAAATATTCTTCCCCCAAATCAGACAAAAAATCATCTTCTAAATACATTATATCATCTTCATAATCGTCTGAATCTTGATCCAATTTACTTAGATCATGTAAAAATGATTCTGCTAGTTTATATGTACTGCAACTTTGTCCATGTTCTGACAGTATTTTATTTGCTGTTTCTTCAGCAGAATAAATAAAATCAATTTTTATGGATCTTGCGTAAATGTCAAATTCTGATATTTTTAAATTTACATTTCTAGCATCGTAATAAATTGAATCCCACCATTTGTGGTCAATGTTAATATCAGAATAGTTTTCAATTGCCTTTTCTTTTGCTTTTTCTGTTAATTCATGGAATTTGTACAAAGTAACTTCAATAGTTTTCATGTTGATTTGTTTTAATTGTTTAATACATTGTTGGCATTAATACGCCTTTTATTTCACTATATTTTGTTTCAACCATTATTTTTTTATCATTACCAAAAAATAAATAATTAAATGCATAACCCCCAATGGCCTCACACAATTCAAGCAATTTCTCAGGGTTAAATGAAATAGAGGGTATTTCACTTGGCTGATCTGTTGAATTGAATAAAAAATCAGTACTTGGGAATTCTCCATGCTTATTTATAAAATCCTCTTTTGTGATAATTTCACAAATACCCATTTTACCTTTTTTATCATATCCTATTAAATAACCGTTTTCAATTTCTAACCTCAATGCATTATAAAATTTGCATTTTTTCCAATTTTCACCTGATATGTAAAATTCAGTTAGTTGCGTTTCCATACTTCCAAAAACCTCATTAAATGGAAACTTTGCACATTTGAAACAATCGGTAGCAATAACAAAATTGTCTTTTACTTGAATGAATGAATACTTTTGCCTTAATGAATCTGTTGAAGTGAGTAAATGTAGCTTTTTCATGTTTTTAATTTTTAGTTGGTTTTAATTATTATTTACAAAAAGGGTCCTGAATTTGTCCAATGATAACACCCGCGCAAATAAGCGCGATAATTAAGTAAAGTAGTTGTTTATTGATTTTCATAATTAGTTATTTAAGTTGGTTAACATATAATGTCCAGCAGCGATTTTACGCTTTGTTTCTTCGGTTGATTCGTTTAAAAAAATACTTCTATACTTTGAAGTAGTACGCGACCAATTCCAGTATGTCTCATCTAAGAAAGTAAAATGATCATTTGTAACCTTAGCAATTATTGAATTGTAAGATTGGAAATAAGTTGCGTCATCTGTTTTAATTACGAATTGATTTGCGATCTTGTTTCCTTTGTTGGATGTCATGTTTTGAACTTGCATAATTAATAGTTTAAAAAGTTAATAATAAAAATAAGTGCATAAAAAGCAGCCGCGATAATGATTGGCGTAATGTTTGAGGCGGTTAAATGTTTCATGTTGGTTGGTTTGTTTACACAAATATAATAACATTTTTAACTAAACAAAAATATTTATATACTTTTTTTATTCACAAAGTTATCAACATACTGTGTTTTCATGACTAGAATATAGCGCAAAACATTGGTAATTTGTTGCTTATAATGCGCCGTAAAGGGTTTTATATAAAAAAAGGTAAGGAAGGATCAGTGTACATTCATTTATATGTAGCTGATTTTCAACAATATATAAAAGATCTAGAAGGCCAAGATGGTTGGGTAACCTTCCGTTTATTTGAGCGTAACATTCCAGATGACAAAGGGCATACACATAACCTGGAAGCGATACAAAATATTGAAAAACAAAATAAGATCATTTCTGAATATTCAAATAAAATCAAACTAGACAACAATGACTGATCAACAATTAACGGCAAAGATAGAAGAGAGGAAAAGCAAGAGAGGCGGAGCAAGGGAAGGAGCAGGAAGAAAGAGAAGGCTAGAAGAACATGAAATTATGATGAAACTAGCCCCAATGGAAAGCAAGGCATTTCAAGCACTGGAATACAATTTGATGCGCAATGATATGAAGGCCGTTCAATTGTTTTACCAATACTACATGGGTATGCCTACGCAAAGAATCGAAAGCAAGATCGAAGGCCAATTGAACCAGGTACAAATAGAGGTGATAAAACCGAATGTTGAGATACTGGAAAGTGCGACAAACTGACCGTTTGTTGAACCTTTTCTATTTAACATAATACTAGTTATTAGTAATTGTGTATTTTGTTTAACGTGAAGGGCATGACAAAGAGGCAAAAGAGGCGGCCACTAATGGGGGGAACTTAAAGTTTAAACATTGAATCGGGGGCGGAAGCAAGTCAGATTTTTGATAGCTATAAAAGTATTGTCTAGATAAAAACCACATACACTAATGACCCCACTTTTATACCTACTTTTTGAACTCAAATACTAAACTCAAATTTTTAGAAAATCACTAAAACTATGGACGCTAAACTTCAGACTAATAAAATCTTTGAAATATTGCAAGACTCAAAAAAGCGCATTACGGTCATGCAAGGAGGTTCTCGTTCTGGAAAGACTTACAATATCCTTATTTGGTTTATTGTAAAGCTACTCCAAGAGAATGGCAAGACATTAACGATAGTAAGACAATCTCTACCAAGTATAAAGGGTTCAGTCCTACGCGACTTTGTGGACATTCTTTCCCGACTCGGAATATATTCGGAAGATAATCACAATAAGACGGAGCAAATATATCAGCTTAATGGTAACGTGGTCGAGTTCGTTAGTGCTGATCAACCACAAAAGATACGTGGTAGGGCTAGAACCTATTTATTTTGTAATGAGGCCAATGAACTCAGTTATGAAGCATGGATGCAATTGATCATGCGTACAGAAGGTAAGATAGTGATTGACTATAACCCATCGGACATCTCCTCATGGATTTACGATGATGTGATTCCAAGAGACGATGCTGATTTTTATATTACTACTTTTAAAGACAATCCCTTCCTACCAAAAGAACTGGTTGACGAATTAGAGAGGTTAAAAGATGCAGACCCTAACTATTGGCAAATCTATGGCCTTGGTGAACGCGGATTGAGCCAAGACCTAATTTACCTTCATTACCGAACAACGGAAACAATGCCAGAAGGGGAAACAGTATATGGCTTAGACTTTGGATTCAACGTACCGAGTGCAATGGTGAAAGTTGTATTTTATGAAAATGCGGCGTATGTACAAGAGTTGATCTACGAAACAAAACTTACTACAAATGACTTAGTTGAAAAAATTGTAGCTTTGGGCATAGATAAGTTTGATGAAATTTATTGCGATGCCGCAGAGCCAAAAACTATTGAAGAGTTGGTAAGACAAGGACTAAATGCGAAGCCAGCTAATAAGGATGTACTTGAGGGAATACGTTCCGTTAAGGCTACTCCACTATACATTCATCAAGATTCCGTAAATTTACTAAAGGAGATAAAAAATTACCGTTGGAAAACGGATAGGAATGGCAATAAACTTGATCAACCAGTTAAGTTCAATGACCACATCAGTGATGCTATGAGATATGCAATATTTTCTAAATTAACAATCCCAAGTGTTACTTGGGGAGCAATATAACAACATGGGATTATTTGATTTATTCAAAAAGAAGGGCATCAATCCTTATCCGACAAGTGCAGTGCAAATGGTCGGCATCAATAGCTCGGTAATACAAGATTATACTGGAATAGAGTACGTAAACCAAGGTTATCTTGGTAATGCAGATGTTTATTCCATTGTTAGCTTTTTAGCTCGTAAGAGTGCGTCAATTCCTTGGTATGTTTATAAACTAAACCCAGGAGAGAAAGCAAGAACAAACTTAATGCGTTACAAGCAACTTGTAAAAGGCGTACAACACAGAGGTGCATACGAGCAGGCGATCATTGCGCGTAAAAACGCATACAGTGAGAACATTGTTCTTGGTACGCCACTAGCAAGACTTCTTGAGCAACCTAACTCTTACCAATCTCAAGATCAGTTCTTTGAAAATTTATTTGGATATAGATACTTAAGTGGTGAAGGAAATATTTATGGCAATGATGGTAGAATAGGTGGCACATTTAGTGAGCTTAATATTTTGCCTACTCAGTTCCTAGAGATTTATCCCGATCCGAAAGATGTATATGCAATTGCAGGATATAAATTGCAAATTGGTGCTGGTGTTGATCTACCCAAAGAGCAAGTGATGATGTGGAGAAGCTGGAACCCAGACTTCGATGCAACTCGCAGAACGCATTTACGTGGACTCTCTCCACTTCGTGCAGCATATAAGACGCTACGCATGAGCAACAATGCTGCCGATGCAAGTGCAACAATGACGGGAAATGGAGGAGCTAAGGGAGCAATAACTCCAAAACCACTTGGTAGCATCGTGCCTAATTTTACAATCGATCAAGCGAACGATATTAAACGTGCGGTGAATGAGAATCTAAACGGAATAGATAACAAGGGAAGAGTAGCAGTCCTGCAAACTCCTTGGGACTATTTAAACTTTGGACTCTCTAGCGTTGACATGGAGTTGGTAAACACTCTCAGAATGAGTATGCACCAATGGTGCAGGGTTTTCGGGCTTCCGGCAGTGCTTTTCGATGTTGATACATCAAGCTACAACAACTACCAAAACGCAATGCGTGATCTTATCACCAACACAATTATTCCAATGTGTTGCCAACTTCGTGATGAGTTAAATAAATTTTTGGTACCTAGATACGGAGAAGATTATTTTATTGACTTCGATATTACGGCACTCCCAGAGATGCAACAAGACATGGAGCGTATGGTGCGTTCACTTCGTGATGCAAACTGGCTTACAATGGACGAGAAGCGCGTAGCAATGAACTACCAAGAAAGAGAAGGTGCATTTGAGTATGCTTATATCAATAGTGGTTTAATTCCTATTGAGCAAGCAGTGATGGATCTAACAGTACCACCAAGCGAAGAAGATGGCATGGACAATGGAAGCGATAACATCGCAAACTACAGACGAGGAGATAATGAGGATAGTGATGACGAAATATCCCAAGCAGAAGAGCGAGCAGCAATGCGCAGTAGAGAAGAGGATGATGATGTCATTGAGGACAGCATATAAACAAAAGTGCATCGATG